AAACAAATTTTTTCTGAGTAGGCAAATTTAATTCCTAATTGGAAAGAACTGAACAAGACATAGCTTTGTAATCTATATATAGAAAATGAGGATGATGAGTTCCTAAAGAGTTGTTATTTTTCAGCCATTATTCTCAATTATTGGAATAAAATATATTCATTACAAGCAAATACTTATTTAACTGCGACATTGGAAGATACTTATCAATGGGTAGTTGATGGTATTCTTTATGCACTTCAGCACAGGAAGTGGTTGGATCCCAATAATAAATTATACACGGACCCAGACGGACCCGATAAAGTAATAAATAGAAAAATTAAGTGTATAAGAATAAACCATTTAATAAGTGAGAATAGAGATAAAAGAAAAGTCCATGTTAATTTGCTTAGTTTGGATTCTTTTGAAGATTCTGACAATTTTGTTGGAGAGTATGAAAAACAATATGATTCTATCTCAGATTTAGTTTGTTCATTATGTGATGATAACAAAATATTTCAAGCCGTTTTAGTTGATGTAATTTCTGATGGAACTTGTTTTACACAAGATTAGAATTTTGATATTGATAGATTAGTCTTAGAGATATATAACATTGATGACGGATACATAGAATATTTTGTTAAAAAATATGATTTGACATATAAACTCATTTATGATACATTATATTCAATCCTCTATAAGTATAGTGTTAATGATTTGTGGGGGTTCGGTGAGTGTTCCGTAAAGAAATCAGAAGAAGAAATAAAACAAATTGTTTATAAAGAATTTAAGAAACTTCAAAAGAACGAAGGAATAAAATCTATCTTATGTTAATCGAATTGTTTGCAACAGATAATTATGGAAGATATAATATTAAGGTAGCAGAAATGTTTGGGTTAGAAACAGCTGTTTATCTTGATGAAATATTAAATATCTATGAAAAAGCCGAGAGGAAGCAAAAATCCTCTAACGGCTTTTTTGTGGTTGATAGGGATTATATTTTTAGAAGAACCACACTTAAAGAAGAGACCCAGATTAAAATAGAAGATGGGTTAATCAATGTGGGAATAATCAAAAGAACAGAACCATGCACTATTTTTATAGACCTTCCATTTTTTGCAAACATAATTGCTGATGCAACAGAAGATATTCATTTTGGAATTGAAAAGCTTCTTGCATTAAAGAAAAAAGGAAAAGCAAGAACCAAAAAAGAAGTTCAAGCTGATAATGCAAAAAAAGAAATTCATTCTGGTGATAAAGGATTGGATGAGCTTCTTGAGCAATGGGTTGATGCCATTGTTCTTAAACAGGGATGGATTAATAAGATAACTGTAAGAGAAGGTCAGTCTAAGCTTCTTTCGTTTGCAATTCCAGATTTGGAAAAAGCAAAAGAAGTAGCAAAGTTAGCAGCTATAAATGCATATAGGGATATGCAATGGGCAATTGATAGATATAAAGAACAGCATCCTGCAGAAAAAATATTGACAAACTTCAATCAGAATGTTAATATATCCACGGAAATGAAATTCTAAGGAGCAATAATTTGAGTTGTTATTTAAGTGAAACGTGCAAAAAGTATAAAAATGGTTGTTGTCCGTTTCCAGAATTTTGTGTTAAGAAGTTCAAAATTGATAAATTTTTTGATTTTGCTTTAATTTCTGATGCACAAAGACAGCCAGTAGATTTATACTTGGATCCAAATATGGCAGATAAAGATGCATTTGTATATCTGGACAAGATAAAGAAATCAATAGAATATAATGTCAATGTTGGCAATAATTTTTATATTTATTCTACAACAACTGGCAATGGCAAGACAGCGTGGTCATTAAAACTTGCTCAGGCATACATTAATAAAGTGTGGTATGAAAAAGATTTATCTTGTGAAGTTTTATTCATTAGTGTTCCAAGGTATCTTTTAAGCATTAAGGATGCTATAAGTAATAATAATGAGTATGCAAAGCATATTAAAGAAAATGTTTTGTCTGCAAATTTGGTTATTTGGGATGACATTGCAACAAAAGGAATGACCGAATTTGAAACAGAGAATGTTCTCAGCGTTATTGATGCAAGAATAAATATGGAAAAATCAAACATTTTTACTTCAAACATTACACCTGAAGAACTTCCATTATATGTTGGTGATAGGCTAGCAAGTAGAATTATTGGAACTTCTCAACCAGTTAGGTTCGCTGGTTCTGATAAAAGGATATTAAGGAGAATTGCAGATGGTTCAACTTCAAATTCTTAATAGAATTCTTGAAACAGGCGATTCTTCTATAATTACATTAAATAATTTTGATGAGTCATATTTTAGTGATTACACAGAAGAATTTGACTTTATAAAAGAACATTATACAACATACGGAGTTATTCCAGATAAAGAAACATTTGTATCTAAGTTTAATGATTTTGACTTTATAACTGTTAATGAGCCCACAAAATATCTTCTTGATGAACTTGTGGCAGATAAAAACAGAAGAAATTTAGTAAAAACATTCAACAAGGTTAGGGAATATCTCAATAATGACGATTTAGATAATGCAGTAAAAGTATTTAGAGAATCTGCAGATAAATTATCAGAAACAGTTGCATTAGAATCAACAGATATTTTAAGGGATCTTTCAAGGTATGATACATATGTTGAAAGGTGCAATGATTTTAATAAATATTATGTTTCAACTGGATTTAAAGAATTAGATGAAGTTCTTGGTGGTTGGGACAGACAAGAAGAATTAGCTGTAATTATGGCTAGAACTAATCAGGGTAAATCTTGGTTGCTTCTTAAATGTGCTATTGCAGCTGCAGAACAAGGGTTAAATGTAGGAATTTATTCTGGAGAGATGTCTGAGAATAAAGTTGGCTACAGAATTGATACATTGATTTCTCATCTATCAAACACTTGTTTAATCCATGGAAATGCAGTAATTCAAAGTGATTATAAGAGATACATGGAATCTCTTCAAAATGGCAGAATAAAAGGTTCCATTAGAGTTTTAACACCAGCTCAAATTAATGGCCCTGCAGGTGTTACAGCATTAAGGGCATTTATAGAAAAAGAAAAGTTAGATATGCTTTGTGTTGACCAGCATTCTTTGCTTGAAGATGACAGAAAAGCAAAGAATCCAGTCGAAAGAGCCTCAAACATTTCTAAGGATTTAAAGAATTTACAGGTTTTAAAGAAAATTCCAATCATTTCTGTTTCTCAGCAAAATAGGGGTGATACTTCAGATGGAATTACAACAATGAATATTGCTCAATCAGATCGTATTGGTCAGGACAGCACAGTTGTTCTTGCATTTGAACAAAAAGATGGGATTTTGAATTTGCAAATTATTAAAGCAAGAGATGCAGGTGCAGGAAAGAAACTTCAGTATGCCATAAATTTTGATAAAGGAACTTTTGAATTTATGCCATCTGAAAAAGATGCATTGAATGGAAAAGGTTCAGAAGAACTAAAAGAAACTTATGAATTAGATGGGGATGAAGTCTTTTGAAGCTAGTAATAAAGAATAGGATAATTAGTGCTCCTATTGATGTTATTCTTGAAAAAGTAAGATCTGAAACGGGTTACCTAAAGGATATAGTAGAAAAGCACGAAGAAATAATTTGTACTTGCCCGTTTCACAAAGATGGTAAAGAATTAAAACCGGCTTGTTTTGTGTATAACAATCAAGAAGGAACTTTGGAATATGGAACATTTCATTGTTTCGCTTGTGGTGAAAAAGGTTCTCTACCAAAATTAATTGGTAAGTGTTTTGGAAAAGATTATGACTTTGGAAGAAAATGGCTTGTAGAAAACTTTGGGGATACATACTTAGAAACAAGAGAATATCTCCCAGAAATTACAACTGAAAAACAAAAGAATTTTTTGGATGAGTCCGAGTTAGATTCTTATGAATATGATAATCAAGATGCTTTGAATTATCTTATAAACAAAAGGCATCTTTCAAAAGATGTAATAAATTTGTTTAGGGTTGGGTTTGAAAAAGAAACCAATAGTGTTACTTTTCCGTGTAGGAATGAACAAGGATAGCTTATAGGTATATTCAAACGAAACATTTCTACAAAATTTTTCACAATTCCTCAAATTGAACCAAAACCAATTTATTTGTTGGATTATGTTATAAAACAAGGGTACAGAACTGTTTGTGTTGTGGAATCTCAAATAAATGCTCTCACTTTGTGGGGTTGGGGAATACCAGCAATAGCATTATTTGGGACAGGTTCAGATGCACAATATAAAATGTTGAAAAAAAGCGGTATAAGAACTTATGTTCTTGCATTTGACGGAGATTTAGCAGGCGACATTGGTTCTAATAAATTTATAAAGAATATTGGAGATGATGTTCTTGTAAGGAAATTGATTTTACCAAAAGGAAAAGATGTTAATGACCTTACAAAAGAAGAATTTTTATCCTTGAAAAGTTTTCAACCAAAATTGTGTTGACATTTATAATAAATTGTTGTAATATGATACTATCAATATGTGGGGAGATGTAAATGGCAGTTAAGTCTAAAGAAGCAGTTAAAACGGGAAAAGTTGATTAGGTAGAAGTTGTAGGAGAAACTTTGGTTCAATCTGAATTGGATTCTTTGAGGGAAGAAATGATACAGATGGAACAGGACAATGAAAATTTGTCTACTCAAGTCCATTCTTTTGATGATACCGTTATAGAGTTAAATGACCAAATCAAAAAATTAACAGAACAAGTTCATAATGAAGATGAAATGATTTCTAGACTTTCTGGTGAATTATATGACACCAAAAATGAAAGAGATATTTTGAGAACAAAGTACGAAGATATGGGAAAGTTGTTAGAAGAAGCAAACAACAATATTTCTTCACTCACACAGTCTTTAGACAATGAAAAAAATAAAGTAACTGATTTTGCAACTAAAGCATCAGTTTACAGGTCAGCATTAATTCAGCTTGCAAAAGAAATTAATTAAGGAGGGTTTATGGCATATATTTCTTTTGATAGTTTAAATTCAAGCAGTACACAGAACAATCAGCAGTCAAACAAGCCACAGATTGGGTTTTTCTCGCTCAAGAACGATGGGGATGAAGCCATTGTGAGATTTATGCACGATGACACTTCTTCATTTGAAATTCTTGGAACTCATTCCATCCAGCTAAATGGTAAGTACAGAAGGGTTAATTGTGTTAGATCTCCTAAGGATCCAATCAATTCTTGCCCACTTTGTGAGCGTGGAGAAAATACTGAGTATAGATTTTATATTCATCTTCTTCAATACACAAACAATCCGGATGGAACAGTTTCTGTTGAGCCAAAGATTTGGGAAAGATCCCTCGTGTATGCAAAGAGGCTCGGTGAGTACATTAATAATTATGGTCCTCTTTCTGATATTATTTGCAAGGTTGTTCGTCACGGCCGTGCAGGCGATATGAAGACGGAATTTGAAATCATTCCAAATCTTAATAAGCAGATTTACAGGGACGATATTTTTGTTAAAAAGGAAAATCTGTTTGAGGATTATAAGGCTCTTGGAAGGACAGTTCTTGACAAAACAGCAGATGAAATTAAGGAATTTATCAACACTGGAAATTTCCCTATGAATAACAATGTTCAGCAGAACA